TCGTGTGGGTAAGAGGTTTAAACCTAATTACTTATTAGGCTGGAACAGCTAATGCAAAGCAAGCGTTGTCACGTAGCTCTTTAACACCGTACAATGTATCAGCAGTGTATAGAGTACCTAAGTATTCTTGTTTGTATTGAGTTTGTGAACGAACACCTTGTTGTTCAACCAACACGGCAGCATCTTTGTGACCTAGTAAAGCAATACGAGCACCACCAGTAGCAGTATCACAGTTGCTTGATACAAATACAGGGATACCATACAAGTTACCGATTTCACCATTGCGGATTGTGTTGCCATTACCAACTTCACCAACGAAGGCTTGTTCAGTGTAGCGATCTAAACCCATCAATGTGTTACGTGCTGAAGGAGGAATCAAGAAGAAACGACCATCCATAGGAACATCGTTGTCATCTAAACGTTGGATTGTACGACGGATAGCAGCATCAGTTAATGCAGAAGCATTGCTTGAACCTGATGTGTAAGCAGTAGTACCGTCACCACCTATGTAAGCACCACCGTAAGTAACACCAGAACCACCGTTGAAAGTACGACCTAATTGGATCAAGGAAGTATCAACTTGTTTAGATAAAGCATAACCAGCATCTTCAGTGTAGAAACGACGAAGAGATGATAGAGCTTGTACTTCTGTAATATCTTCAATCAAACGTGAGTATTCGTAGTGTTTATCTACCAATACGTTCACTTCTGTTTCAGTAGCTGCTTGTAGAGTTACTTGTGTTTCAGCAGCTTTAAGAGAAGCTACACCACGAGTAGGAGAAGGGATATGGATAGTATCACCTTTTTTACCAGTGAAAGACATTTTCTTAAATAGGTTAGCTGCTACAAGAGATTTCTTATAAGCAGCGATAATCTCATCACTCCAAATTTCTGGAATGAAGGTTGCGCCTGTAGTATTTGTTACGTGATTTGAGCCTAAAGCCATTTTGTAAATCCTTTTCTAAATTGTTTTTATATTACCCTGTTCTCTCGATAGGCTTGCATAATTTCTGGTGCCATACTATCGTATCGATCAGGATCGGTTTGCATAAGTTTAATAATATCGCTTCGACGATATTTCTTTTTTGATGTAGATTCAGTTGCACCTGATGTCCCCATATCTGCCGATTTAAGTTGTTGCTCTCGGTCTAATTTAGAGGTATCAGTTACTTTCTTAGTGTACTCTTGACGTTCAATCCAAGTAGATAAGAGTTCATCAGCAGAGTCAAAATCAAACTGATCTTGAGCTCTATTGTATAACTCTAAACGTACTTTAGAAGCACCTACCCAATTACCAAATTCTTCACTTGTAGCAATCTCACGGAAGTTAGGATATTTAGAAGCAATCTGATTTTGCACAGCTGCTTGCTTCATAGCCATAGCTTGTTGTTTAGCATCCTTTATTGCTGGATGTTCATCAATAGCTCGTTTAGTTGCTTGTATTGGATCACTATAAAAGTCATCATCACTAAGTTCTGGTTCTACATCTGTCTTTAAGTTTCTAGAAGTTTGAGTTTTAATAAAATCATCTACTGTTCGACGTAGTTCACCAACTTCATTACCTTGTTTACCAATAAGCTTTTCACTTTCTTGGTGCATTGCGATAATATCTTTTAGTGATTTGTTACGGTATTTCTCTGGTAGATCTTCTACAGCCTCGTCTGGTTTATTAGCTGAGGTATCTAGAGGTTCTGAGTTATCATTATCATCTAATGAGTCAGTCTCTAAATCATTAATTAAAACTTCATCTATCACTTGTGCCATATTAAGTCTCCTGTGCATATAAGCATTTTAGGAAAGGAACTAGTTACTTGGCTATCGTAGCTAATCTCTTGGGGTAGCAGCCATTCTGTGCTTTTTTTCCCAAGCGGCTGCTGCACCTGGAAAGCTACCTGAGTATCCTTCTAATGAAATAGTAGGTGTGCTAATCATTCGAGTAGCTTTACCATTACATATAGAACACTCAGTGTATTCTGTATTGTTATCTACATACCGTTCATCTGTATGATCACATACGGTACACTTAAAATCAAGCATTATCCGCATTTAGCAATTCCTCATACGTTTGTTCGGAAACCTGTTTTAGTGAGAGAATCCACTGTAGGATATCTAGTTGACCCTTACGCTTATGGAACCCCTCAAAGTTATCTGTACTACTAATCTGGTTTGTTGCATCATACATCGCTTGAACATCCTCTATTAGGTCTTTCCACCCTTTAGAGGACATCGTACTAAATCTTTCTTCGTAATAATCTTGTAATTCTCTATCCAAACTATTGCACCTTTCATAAGAATGTGTTATAATAGCTTTACTTATATAATGATTATACCATAAGATTATTTAAAAGTCAAGAGTTATTTTTTAGTATTCATTTGCATCTTGACAATCTCTCTATTTTGAGCACTATCTACTGCTTTTAAATCAAGAGATTTCTCTTTTAGTAGGAGATCAGCAACTTTAACACGACGCTCAAACTCCTTATCATCATCTTGACCTACTTGCAGATTAGTAGAGAGAGCTGCAACTAGTTTAGCTTTTACTACTTCAGGCTCAAGTTGAGTTTCAACAGCAATTTGCTGTGCCTCTGCTTGTTGTTTACCTGCTTTAGTGTTAAGATCTGCAGTTTGAGCTGCTATTAAACCCATTTGAAGCTGTGCTTGCTGCATTTGCATCTGTTGTTGTTGTGGATTAGGTTGTTGTGACTGTGCTAACAACTGTAGTAGCTGTGTTTTGTTAGCTAAGTTAGAAGTTTCTAGTACACCTTGCATCAAGATAGGGACTAAAGGACTATCTGGACCTAGAGTTTTCATCAAATTGATAAACTGTTGCTGTTCAACCTCACGAGCAAGCATACCTAGTGTAGATGAAGGTATAAACTTCCAGTCTTGTGTCTTAAAGTGATCAGGATCAAACTGCATGAACCTCCAAGCTGCTTTTTCTACAAATGGAATAAGGAATTGATCTTGGAAATTAACTAAAGTTCGTTTATTTTTCTTAATAATAGCAGAAAGAGCAAACGACATGTTAGCACCTTCAGGTTGGGACTGCATTGCAGCAGTATCCATAGTACCTGTAGCCTGTAATAACATCTGTTCGAACTGTTGTGCTGTTTGAATGTTAGCACCATCTACTGAACCAAACTTAAATGGCATTAGGATTTCAGCTGGATTACCATTAGTAAGGATAGTTTTACCTGGACGTACTTCAAACTTACTACCACGAGGTAGTCGAGTAGCATCCATAGCCATCATAGGCACGGTTGCAAGGGCTAAACTATCTAAGTGGCTACGTAGCTGTGCATCAATTGCTTTCTGCATGTTGTAGCCCTTCTCTGCAACTCCACGACCCCAGAATCTATTAGGGATAGTATCATCTTGATAAGCAACTACTGGACGATCTTTCATCATATAAGGAGAAAGTTCTGCTTTTAGAAGGGAAGACTCATTAGCAATAACTACTACTGCCTCTACTAGATCTCCATACTCTTCCATTAGTTCACTTATATCTTCATCTTCTTTGGAGTTTTTATCTTCTCCAAATAGATCTACAACCTCACCATCTTCTTTCATGGCACTATCAAGTAAGTGTTTAGGTACTAAACCATAATAACGAAGTACTCGAATCTTATCATCATCATACTGAGTATCTATAAAACTAGCTTCAAGATCATTATCTGGAGTAGAGTCATCACTTAAGTTCTTAGCATCACGGTAGATACCTTGTCTAATAGCTTGAGCTACTGAGTGTGCTGATACAAACTCTTCAATTGCTACACCCATAGCATCTTCAATAGAAGTAGCATTAGGATCTATAAGGAAGTTCTGAGGATTAATTGGACGTAAATACACTCCTACTTTTTCTACTTCTTGTACACCAATAGCAGAAATGTCTAAACCTTCCATTTGTTTAGTAGTAGGTACTAGTTCTTTTGTATTCTTAACAGTAAGTTCACCAATACCAGTACCATAGATAGAAGCTAGAAGAATTACATCTCCTACTGCTTTACGAACCTTATTCTTCTTGAAGCACTCTTTCATGTAACGCTTCATGTACTCTACATCAGCAGGATTCTGATCATTCATGTCATCATCTATATCAAATAGATAATCACCTTGACCAAAGACTGCTTCTTCTATTTCTGCAGTGTGGTTTTCAATAGCTTGTTGCAATGCAGGAGAGGTAATACGACTACGTTCTGATTGTCTAGTAGTGTCCTCTGCAGCCCAGATGCCACGCCACAAGCGTTCATATTCTTTCCAATCAGATAGATAATTGTCATCCCGATGATCACGCCACTCAGTAACGCTATCATTAATCCAATCTACTAATTTATTAGAACTCATTTATCTATTTCCTTTTTTTTAATGGATTAAAGCTTTCTAGTGGTGTATTCTTTTTATATCCACCAGAAGCATAACTTATAGCTTCTTCTTTAGATTTCATTGGTAGATAGTTACCAGTTCTTTTGTTATATTCCATAGCTTGATATGGATCTTTAAACTCGTAAAGTTCGCCTGTAGGCATCTGAACAATAGTAGGAAAAACATACCAATTACCTTTGTCATCTACTTCAGCAGACATCTTATGGGTAGAGAAAGAACCATCCTTATTCTCAATATAAGGGTATTCTTCTGGTTTTTCTATTCTATCTAAAAACTCTGGTTTATCCATATTTAAAATCCACTAACCATATCAAGAGGTTCGTACTGCTCTTCACTGTCATAATCATGAAAGTATTCTACTATCTGTATCTGATCTATGTATGCTACCGCATCAATCAAGTCATCATGTAACTGTGAGTTAGGAAAGTTAACTAACTGATCAATGAACTCATTATTCCAAGACCCATAGTTTAACGAGACTTTTCCGTGTTCAAAGCGACCCTGGAGAGCCCAGACGATTCGATCTGTTTTCTTTTGGTTACCATGAGTAACGTCATCAATCCTAAAGTAGTGATTGTGCCTACGCATAAGATCAGTAAGGTAAGGTAATGCTGCATTCTTTAGACTCCCTTTTTCAATACCTACAGCTACGGGTTCGTACTTAACAACTGCAGACATTATCTGAGAACAAGTCTCTTTAATATCCCACCTACCATGGAGTACATCAGCAATCCACCAACCACCATCATGTACCTTAACTACAGCAATCGCTGTCTCATCTAGTTTTTTATTCTTATTACCAGACTCTTTATCCACATTGATAAAGCCAGCCAAGTCAACAGCAACGAAATAACGACCTTCACTAGGTTCTTCTTCATCTATGTGTACCCATTCTTCTTTAAATAAATCTCGTGAGGCAGCTTCAAACGAAGCCATAAACTCTTGTCTAAACGCAAAGCTAGACATAGACAACTTAGCTGCTTCAATCTCATCCTTAGGAAGGAGAGGATTATCATAAGAAGTGTAGTGGAACGACTTCCAGTCAGGATCCTTCTCACCCTCACTGTACTTAAACAGTTCGTAGAAGTGGTTCCTACCTTTAGGGGTACCAATAAATAAAGCACCACCCCTAACGTCTGCTAACGCTGGTCTCAAGATCTGTTCGAACACTTGAGGCTTCATGTCAGCGTACTCATCAATTACTACATACGCTAAACCTACACCCCGAAGAGTATCTGGTCTATCTGAACCTTTAAGGTAAATCTTACGCCCATTAATTAGAGTTAACACCGAAGTGTTCTCGTGGGCAGATGCTGTGACATCTCTAGCTATCTCTTTAAGAAGAGACCAGAGAATATCCCTAGCCTGCTGATAAGTAGGTGCTACGTAGAACACATCCTTCTCAGTACTCTTCAGTGCCTCAATGATCAAGGTCCAAGCTGCTAGTCGAGACTTACCAAAGCGTCGACCTGCTGCTACTACTTTGAACCTATGTGGATCGTTGAATATCTCTAACTGTTTCTCATGAAGCTTTACCTGAAGATTAGCCATCTATTGGCTCCTCCTCTACATACTCATCCGTACTTACGTACTCAGCTTCAATCGGTTCGTCTTCGTTTTCTTTTATACCTACTTCACCTACGCCCATGATCTGAATAGTAATCCCCTTGTTACCCTTATTCTCTTTCTCGAAATAAGATGTAGGGATCATACGATCTATAAGCAGTTTGAGACAAGCCATCTGATCAGAGTCGTTGTCATCTAAAGCTTTGTCCATTACTTTCTTTACTACAAGAGTGCTCTTACCTGTGAGCATAGCAGCAAGAATCTCTTGCGACTTAGCCTTAGTCTTCTCTGGTAGAATAGCAGGTGGAGTGTAGTCCCTTTTAGGGGGAGCAACCTTAACGGTTAACCCAAGAGCAGCTCTAATCTTGTTAGTCTCCTCTCTACTTCTCCTACCTTTTCTACGAGGCTTGGTAGCCTTTGCCGTATCAATTGTTTCTTCAGTCATTAATTATTCCCAGGTTTAGACCTCTTGCGTTTTACTTCTTTATCTGCATTCTCTTTAGCCGAGACAACTCGAACGTTAGACTTCTTGTTAGAACCTCCTGAGTCTAGAGGCTTCTTGTGATCAGCTTGACGAGAGTCTCCTACTTTAAGTCCAGCTTCTTTACGAGCCTTGTTACGAGCAGCACGGTCTTTAACACGCTTCTTACTTTGTTCATGTTCCCACTCTAATTCTTTTTTATAATCTCGTTTGCCGTTCGTCATGTATGGCATGTCTCTCGCTCCGCTCGATCCACTAAAGAGTGGACAATAATTTACTAACTATGTAATCATTATAACACAGA